AAGATGCTGAACGACATTGTTCTGCTCATCGTTGGTGGCATTGGTGGCGTTATGTCTAAGCGTGCAGTAGCTGCTGGCTCTAAGGCTCTAGGAACGCCTCCTATGCAACCAATGTGTCAGCCAATGGGTTTTAACGGCTCTCAGGGTGGTTTTAATCAATCCTATACTCCTACGCAGTCTGCGTATGGTTTTCCATCACAACCATTCGGTGCAATGCCAGTCTGGACTAATCCAGAACTAGATGAATCTTGGA